TGTGCGATCGAATCCATATATATATAGTCGACCGAGCCGTTTTGGGTGGTACCCCCCTTGTAACTAGTATCTATAAGTAACTATTTATTTGTTTTGGTTGCTGACTGCTGGAACGAGAGAGAGTGAGTGTTGGAATCGTTAATTTTTAGATCCTCCATGTTTTAAATCAAGTAACAAATTGATTAGGTATTTATATATATTGGATTGTAGAATAATTACATTATTGCTTTAGATTCTTTACAAGATTATAACCGCCGTTCATCTAAAGTTATTATTTATCTTGTTTAGTAATAAATATAATATGAATCTATCTTTATATTAATTATAACACTAAAGTTTTTAATTGATATAAAAAGGTAAAATAAATTATTTAATAAATTATAAAAAAAATGTTGCAATATATTTTGTGATGTGCTAATATTAATATAACTTAAGACTTGGAGGTCAAAAATAATGAAAGATAAAATAAATTACAGTTATATAATTATTGCTTCAGATGAGGATGGTGAAGCAATGGATTTATTTCCAGAATTTCATTCTGAAGACGGGGAAATTTTAGCAGATGATGGGGAATCTGTAGAGGAATTTGAAAAAAGAGCTTTTAAAGAATATAGAAAAGTCAAAAATGATATTGATTTTGACAATGCTTTTAAAAATCAAAATGACGACTCTAACGGAATTGAATATTTAGAACTAAGAAAATATGATTTAGATGAAGAAGATTATCTTGATTGGGATATGACGGAGTCAAAATATTATGGAGGATTAGAATAATGACAAAAGAAGAAATAAAAATAATAGAAGAAAAATTTAATAATGGTGATTTGCTTTTAACTGGTGGCGACCAAGTAGAGTATGAAATTTGGTTAGATGAAGAAACAGGAAAAGAATATAATTTACCTATTGAAATTAAAAGACATTTTGATGATATGGAGGAAGAAGAAGTATGAAAGATTTGAGAAAAGAAATAAAACAACAATTTAATATTGATATATTAGATTTACCATCATATCAAATAGGAATTATACAATATTACTTTAATGATATGATTAAAAATAAGTTATGGATATATAATTATATAGAGGAGGTTATCAAAAATGAAAGATAGAGTAAAAATATTAAAAGATAAAATCATTAATGATGATAAATTAGCATACGGAAACAAAGAATATTTATTATCATTTTTTGATCTGGAAAATTTCATTAAAGATATAAAAATTAATATAAAAAATGATTTGAAAAATGGAAATTTTGATTCTATTGATGAAGCTTGTAATTATTGGATTCATTCGGAAATAGGATTAAAGGCCATGAGTGAAACATTTAATGAAATTTTAGAAATAATAGAAGATGATTTAATTAATGAAAAAAGATTGTAGAAAAAATTTAATAGTTGATTTTATAATTAACTTAGTTATTATTATCAATATAGGAGGAAGATACAATGATACAACAAGTTTATCAAAGTGAATTTATAGATACATTAGTAGGTGATGAATATGCTAGTTTTACATATAACGGAGCTAGTGCTTTATATGATTATTTAACGGATCTAGAGGAAGATATAGGCCAAGAGATCCAATTTGATCATGTAGCCATTAGGTGTGATTATTCAGAATATAAGACACTTGATGAGATCTTGAACCAATACGATAACATTAATACCCTTGATGAATTAAGGGATAATACAACCGTTATTGAATTTGATAATGGTTTTATAATACAAAATTTTTAAATGGAGGGTAGACAATGGAATCATGGAGCATAAAAGATCTTAAAACATGGTTAAATTATTTTGGTAAAAATAAAACAGCTAATTATTTTCTAGGTGGACCAGATGAAGAGACCATTGAAAAAGTTAAAAGGATCTTAAAAGAAAAATTAAAGAAGAGGGAGGATAGACAATGAATGATGATATACAAATTAGTTATAAATTTGATTTTGTAGCTAGATCAAGTGTTAATGGAATAGAAAAAGATTTTTTCCTATATCATGATGAGATCTTAGACGATACAGTTAAGAATCAAATTATACTAGCGATTAATGAAGCTATTCAAAAAGAACTAGACAAAAGAAACGGAGGATAGACAATGAAAGTTAAAGAATTAATTGAACGATTAACAAAATATAATAACATGGATGATGATATCATTTGTGATTATATAACTCATGAAGATATAAACACATGGTTTGAAGATCCATTAACCAATGATGAATGGAAAAAATTTGTTATGGAAACTGAAAAACAAAATTATGGGTATATTGATAATGATTATCTTTATGACATAGCTAGGGAAATTTATAAAAGGGAGGAAGATAACAATGAGTAAACATGAAAACGATTCATTTATAGAATCACAAGCAGAAAAGTATTTGGAAGAGGGTTATAGTTTTAAAGATTCATGGATTATGGCTTGTGAAGATCTGGAACATCAGCAATATGACCATGAACCAGATTCTTGGCACGAATACGATATAGAGGGTGATCTTGATGATGAGTAAATATTATATACAAGTAGAAACAACGGAGGGCATAGAGATTCAATGGTATGACACAATATATGATTGGGTTGATATGTTAAATGAATATGCAATTAATGACATGGGAGTTTATGCCTATGGGATCAAGGGAGGTGATAAATATGAATGTAAGTGATGAAGAGAATAGAAAAAAATATGATGAGTATTTAAAAACCCGTAAGTTAATAAGACAAGAAGTTGATAGACAAATTAAAGAAATGGATATCAACGAGATCTTAGCTGAACTTGAAAGGTTGATGATTAAAGAAACCACGGAAGAATGGATTATAGATGACATCTTACAGTATGGTACAGATGAGCAACGAGTAAGATTAAAAATAGATTATGGATGGGAGTTATTATGATTAAACAAAGATCAGTATTTGAAAAAGAATATTACGGGGATATTGAGGGAACGACTAGTTACCTTAGTAATGAACCAGATTATTTTGGAGTATCTGGAGTAAGGCCACGATTTATTAAGTATCAGTATAAACAAGAAGATCTTCGAAAGGTTGAAGATGGGATTGATATGCTTAATAATCGTTTAAGGATCTATAAAAGACTTTTAAATAAATTTATACAAGCTAAACCAAACTTTACAAAAAAAGAACTAGCCACTTATCTTGGCATATCTGAACATTATGCAGATGTAGTTATCAATGACTATAAAAAGCTAACATTAGGATTAAAGATCAAAGAATGTATCGAGATGAAAGGCAAGTGCGAATTTGAGGTAGAATTATGATAGAAGAAAAACATTTAACTAACATGATCCAAGAAATAGTTAAACCAAAAGACACTATTTTTTATGTGATCAAAAGAATATCTAATAGTGGGCAGTACAAACACATTGCTTTTTATTACTTACAGATCAATGATGATAATTTCAGTGAGGGTGAAACTAGGATTACACCTATTAATATAAGTGGACAAGTAGCAATAGCAACAGGTTTTAAATATGAAAGAAAAACTGAATGTGTTGGAGTTACTATGAATCTTGATGATCCAGCACCAAATCTTATATCACAATTATCATATCTAATGTTTGAAGATTATAATCTTATCAATAGTTGTCAATTGTAATGCCAGAACTTAGAGATTATCAAAGATCGGCTATTGATAAGATCCGTAATTACTTTGCAAAAGGTAGAAAGAATGTCTTGTTAGTTGCACCAACAGGATCGGGTAAGACTGTTATTGCCTCTTCTATGATTGATCAAGCACTTAGTAAGGGCAAATCATGCTTATTTGTAGCTCATAGAAGAGAACTTGTTATGCAATGCTCCAGAAAATTAGCTGATTTTAGAGTTAATCATGGTGTGTTGATGGCAAATAAAAGCGAAACGGAAAATGCAAAAGTGCAAGTTGCAAGTGTGCAGACTTTTACGGCTCGGAAAGATAGAGATGATTTTATTAAACCACAAGCAGATCTTGTTATACTTGATGAGGCACATAGATCAGTGTCTAATTCTTTTCAAGAGCTTATCAATGAGTATCCCAATGCTTATGTTGTGGGCCTTACAGCTACACCATGCAGATCAGATGGTCGTGGACTTGGCAACATCTATGATGAACTTGTCGAGGCTGCCTCTATACGAGAACTGATTAATCAAGGTTATCTTGTACCAAATAGGATACTAGCACCAACAGTGCCAGATCTTAGGGGCATAAAGATAGTTGCTGGTGATTATGAGAAAAGATCCTTAGATAAGAAAATGAATACACCTAAACTTGTTGGCGATATTGTTACACATTGGCAACTACACGGAGAAGGTAGGCCTACTGTTGTTTTTGCTTCATCTATAAATCATAGTCAACAGATCGCAAGAATGTTTAATAACTTCAACATACCTGCTGGACACATAGACGGAGTCATGCCCGAACTTGAAAGGGAACAACAACTAAACGATCTTGATACAGGCAAAATAAAAGTCTTATGCAACTGTCAAGTATTAACAGAAGGATGGGATCAACCAAAGGTATCATGTGTTATTATAGCAAGACCAACAAGATCTTATGTTATGTATCTACAAATGGTAGGTAGGTCGCTGCGACCAGCACCAAACAAAAAAGATACACTAATCATAGATCATAGTGGCTCTGTATATCAGCATGGGTTTCCAGAAGATACACCAGCATGGATACTTACAGAAGATAAGATTGATCTTGTACCAAAAGAAGAGCAACCAATAGACAAACAACCTTTTACTTGTATCAAATGTGATACAGTTTATAAACCAACAAAGGATAACCCTGAGTGTCCTAACTGTGCATTTGTACCAACAAAAAAAGAAACTGAGTTGTTGATCAAAGAAGGTAGACTTGTTGAACTAAAAAAAGAAAAGACTGAACCAACGGCTATGGAAAAACAGATCTTCTACTCACAGCTTAAACATTATGGTAAGTCAAAAGGTTTTAAACCCGGCTGGGCTGACTGGACTTTCAAAGAAAAGTATGGTCATTTCCCACATACAAAAAAGATAGGACTAAAACCACCTACGGAAGAGGTGAAAAATTTTATAAAACATTTGCTAATTAAGAAAGCAAAAAGGAGAGAAAAATATGTCAGAGCAACTACAGGAATTCAAGATCCACAAAATGAGGGAAGCAATTGATAAGTATGCTGAAGCACTAGCAGAACATACATTTTTAGAGCATAATCGTAAGGTAGTATTAGCTAGATTGATGAAGAAGTATATGGTATCATCTAATGGTAAGGTACAAAGTGTTAATGCTCAAGAGAGAGAGGCACTTACTGATCCTGAATATACAGAATATTTAAAGCAGTTAAGAGAAGCAGAAAGATTAAAGATCTTTTGGCAATCACAATGGACTGTCTTTAAAACAGATTTTGAAATGTGGAAAACAAAAAGTATTGGACAAACAGTAGAGATGAAATCATATGGCACATAAATTTACTGTATCTAAATACGAATGTTGGTGGGAAGATGCTGCAAGTTATGCAGATTGGAAACCACGAGAGGAAGCTGTAGAAGATCAACTTAGTATATGCTTTACAGAAGGTTATCTAATTCACAAAGATGATGATAGACATATCTTCGTAATGTCATTTACAAGTGATGATGTCGGTGATGAAATTGTAATACCTACAAGGAACATAAAGTTAATTAGAAAGATAGGTACAAAAACATTTGACACAAGAGATTTTGACTATGGCTCGTACAAAAACTAAAAAGGAAAAAGATCACATGGACAAGGTAGCTAGACTTGGCTGCATTATATGCAGAAAGGAAGGTAACCCTCTTGTTCCTGCTGAGTTACATCACATAAGAGAGATGACTGGCATGGGGCAAAGATCTAGCCATTTCGAAGTGATACCTTTATGTGTTATGCACCATAGGATAGGCAAAGAAGCATTTCATTATTCATCAAAAGGGTTTTCAGCTAAGTGGGGATCACAAAGAGAATTACTAAAAGAAACTTTACAGTTGTTAGAAACGGAGGACGAACTATGGATATAGTAAAAAGATCAGGTGTAATACAAGAACTTGATACAGAAAAATTATTTAGATCTATTAACAGATGTGTTAATGATCAGGAAGTAACATGGAAGATAGTAAATAAAGTCAAAGACGAAATAAGACAAAGATACTTTGAGTTTTATCCTAACCATGAAAACCTAAAAGATATGGTAGAAAAGTATCTTATCCTACACGAAAAAGATAAATTAGATTTAATCTAATATCTTCTCCATATATCATTCAATTGAAACATAACTTCTCTATTGTTCTCAGGGGGATCACAAGCCCTTGCGAACTTTAGTGCTTCTTCTCTAGCATAGTCGTAGCTCTCGCCTCGTTTCTTTATAGCTACCAACATTCTTACAAGTTGCTCATGTCTGTCGCCTTTACTTGCACCATAATTAAATTTTCCGTTATAATCTACTACATATGTTTTTTCATAGGATATCTTTTGCTTCGTTGGCCTTTGCAGAGAGAGTCTTTGTTTCAATTGTTCTCTTGTGTATGCTGGTGATCGTAGTTGCTTTTGTATCTTTATGGGGTATCTGGCATTTTTGTTGTGAAAAAATCCAGCAACTCTCATCACTCTAGGTAAATCTTTTACTTTAGGATCTGAGTTATACTTATTAGCAAGTGCCTCTTGATATAATGTAAAACTTTCTAGTGGCATATCGGATACTAGCCAGTAACAATGATACTTACCTGGACTTGTATTAACAATTAAGTGAGGCTGCAATTCAAACTCAGATGGCAAGGGGATTCCGTCTAAGTCTATAAATACAGCTCTCACTTTTTGTATGTGCTTTGTTGTTCTACCAAGGAGATCGGTTTCGTTAACTGTAAAGAACACACCAGCACCTCGCTTATTAAGATCAGCTAACTCATGGAAGTGTTGCTTAATTGTTCCATGTAGTTGCTTGATAAGCGATTTGTCTTTGCCCTTATCACAAAATGTTTGGAAGGTATGTTCTTCTCCAAACATAGATAAGAATTCAAAATAGGTAGAACAGTTTGTGTAATAGGGTACTCCACCAAAACTATTACTCACTGTTCCACCTAACCTTTGCACCTTTCTTTCCTGCTTTTGATTTTCTTTTTCTGTTCAGCTCTTGCTCGTATCTCTCTTCCTCTGCTTGTATACAATGTATGTGATCATCTTTTACTTCAAACATATGTTGAATGTTAGGCCACATCTTACGGATCTTGTCAGTAGTGCAGTTACACATTCTAGCTAGGACTTCATAATCAAAAGGTATTTGAAAACCTACCCAACAATGACAATACAAAAGAATGTATGCACCTTGTTCTTCTAATGACATCTTTAATCTGCCTGGACTACTTACCCAATCACTTGCATAAAATTGAAAAGCTGGACTTTGTTCTATCTTTGATGACTTTCTCATTCTATCTTAACCTCACTTAACATATTATCTAAAACACACTAAGGTGTCAAGGGGTTATCTTGGTTGAAGTTGAAGATGTAGGTGAAGTTGAAGGTGAAGGTGAAGGTGAAGGGCTATCTTTTGCCATTGGCAGAATGATGGCAGACTGATGGCAGTCGCATGGCACTGCTATAAGCGTGTGAGGTAGCGAGGAAGATAGACAAGGAGATGCCACCTCACACTAAGTGTTTTCAAGGGTAAAATTAAGATCAGGTCTTATATACTCTAGCTTAAAATCACCTAGCTGTGCTATCTGAAATGCACGAAAAGGGGGTATTACTTCCCATTTTGACACTGCTGGGTGTGATATTTTAAGTATTTTAGATAACTTTCTGCCACCATAAGTAGCTATAATCTCTTGCTTTCTTTCTTTAGCTAGTTCGTATAGATCCATGTATATGATTATATATTCGATTTAACAAAAGTAAATATAATTTTGCATATTATATTTTTGTGATATACTTTAGTTAACAAAAAGGAGGTAGACCATATGTCTATTATAGCAACAACAAGTAGTTCTGATAAATTTGTAGGAGTATCCACAGGGGTACACAAAGCAAGATGTGTCAGAATGATTGATCTTGGTACACAACGAAGTGAATATCAAGGGGAAGTATCTTGGAAAAGACAAATCCTTGTATCATGGGAAGTACCTAGTGAATTAAGTAACAGTGGTGAGCCATTGTTAATCAGTAAATTTTATACTTTATCTTTGCATGAGAAATCTAATCTTGGTAAAGATCTTACAGCATGGAGAGGTAGAGCATTTACAGAGCTAGAAAAGCAGCAGTTTGATATTACTGCATTGCTTGGAGTACCTTGTATGCTGAATATTGTGGAAGGTAGGAATGGCAATACGAAGGTTGGCTCTGTAATGCCACTTCCTAAAAACGATACCCTAGAGCCACAGTTCCATGAAAACCTACAGTTTAGTATAGATGACTTTGAAAACGGCTCAAATGAGGCCTTTATGGCTCTCTCAGAGGGTATTAGAAATATCATCTTAAGATCTAAAGAGCTGGAGAATATGAATACAGACTTAGGTGATGAAAATAATGGTGCTGATATAGGAGATGTACCCTTCTAATGAAACTAACTAATCATGCAAAGCTACCAGAAACTATTGTACGAGCAGTAGAGAATGATCCGTATGATTCACAGGGTTCAGATATCTCTGTAACTAGACTTATAGCACCACCTAGGGTACGAGTACTAGAGCAAAGACACTGGGATGAATTAGAAGAAGATGTATCTGATAAGATATTTACTCTTATCGGATCATCTGTTCATCATATCATAGAACGAGCTGTAACTGATGATGACATATCAGAGCGCAGATTGTTTGTAGATATAGATGGTTGGAAACTTAGTGGTCAATTTGATCTACTTACAGCATCAGGTGATCTTATTGACTTCAAGGTTACATCAGCATGGTCTGCTCTTGAGGCATTAGAGAAAGGTAAGTCTGATTGGGAAAGACAACTTAATGTATTAGATTGGCTAATTAGAAACAATGACACAGAACTTAGAAGCAATAATGGCAAAGAACTAGAAGTAAAGTCTATGTATATTATGGCTATCTTACGTGATTGGTCTAAGATGAAAGTTATGACATCTGATAACTATCCTAGAAAACAAGTTGTTATGATACCTATAAACAGATGGACACCAGAAGAGCAAGACAAGTATGTAAAGGATAGAATTAGATTGCATCAACTAGCAGAGATACAAGGTGAGGATCTTATGTTATGCACTCCAGAAGAAAGATGGAGAAAAGAAACTACATTTGCTGTTATGAAAAAAAATAGAAAGACAGCAGCTAGAGTTTTACCTAGCAGAAAGGAGGCTATGAAATGGATAGAGGACAATCATTTAAAATATGGTGTAAATGCTACTGTCATAGAGAGGAAGGGCCAAGATGTCAAATGTGAAAACTATTGTAGGGTTAACAAGTTCTGCAATTATTATCAAAATACAGCGTTTTAATTATGGGAACAAAGAAATATAACAAACATTCAACACAAGTAAAACCAGATGAAAATAAATTTCATCAAGGAAACGATCAAAATAAAAAACATTATTGGTTAACACCTCCTGAAGTTTACACCCCTCTTGATCAAGAATTTAATTTTGATTTTGATCCTTGTCCTTATCCTTTACCAGAAGGATTTGATGGATTAACTTGTGAGTGGGGTAAGTCTAATTATGTAAACCCTCCTTTTGGATCAATTATTCATGAAGGCAAAAAGAAAGGACCAACAGCATGGGCAAGAAAAGCTATGGCTGAAGCTGATAAAGGAAAAGATGTTGTGCTTTTATATCCTATAGATAAATGGATATTAATGTTACTAGAGTATGGTGTTGAAGTTCGTAATTTAAAAGACATTAAATGGTTAGCAACAGAAGATAATAGTCCAGGCAAAGGCACTGGTAGACACATAGCTTGTTTTATTTTAAAAGGAAAGATAGATTGATCGGTAGTGCCACTCTCGTTTGCTTTCTTCGTTGTCAATCTATAGGTATATTGTAACATATGGGAAAGAAAATTATAAGACCTTTTGTCGCAACTAAAGATCCTATGGTAAGAGATATACTACAACGAATGTCTGACAGATCAGATGAAGGTCTTACTAAATACAAAGTAGATATGGAAATGGCAAACAAACCTTTTGGCAAATGGATAGATGATGTGCAAGAAGAAGCATGGGATATGATAGTCTATTTAGAAAAGGTTAGAAGAGTTTTGAAGAAAGCAAATATAATATGAGAGCATACAATCCAAAATATAAAATTAAAAATTATGTTCAAGAAGCACCAGTTGGTTCTGTTGTAGAGATAGATGGATATGAATATTATTATTGTCCAACTTGCAAAGGATTACTAAAAGTTATTTTACATAACAACCAAGAATATGTTTATTGCACCAACAAATGTTTTGAAGATGATTACGATAAACCTGTTGATTAATGTGGATAACTTATGTTAAAGTGTAAATGTGAATAAACGAGTGCTTGTTATCAGCGACTTACATATTCCGTATCAACACAAAGATGCTTTTGCATTTCTTGCAGAAGTTAAAAAAGAATTTAAACCAGACTTTGTTGTCAACATTGGCGACTTACTAGACTTTCATGCTATGAGTATGCACGATCATGATCCTGACTTAGCATCTCCTGGTGATGAGATGACAATAGCTAGAGAGTATGTCAAAGAATTAGAGTGGATGTTTCCTAAAGTTGTAGAGGTAGAATCTAATCATAGCTCTATGGTATTTCGTAGGGCATTGAAGTCTGGCATGAGTAGACAGTTTCTTAAAACATATGGTGAGTTTCTAGGTACAAAGAAATGGACATGGGTAGATGATCTTGTTCTTACCTTATCTAATGGTAGGCGCTGTTTATTTACACATGGCAAGGCTGCAGATGTACTTAAAGTATCACAGTCTATGGGCATGAATACAGTACAAGGCCACTACCATACTAAGTTTCTAATATCATGGTGGGCAAACCCTGACAATTTATTCTGGGGTATGAATGTAGGATGTCTTATAAATCAAAAGAGCCTAGCATTTGCCTATGCTAAAAATTTTAAAACTAGATTCATACTAGGCTGTGGAATTATTATTGATGGTATTCCTAAACTATTGCCAATGGTCCTTGATGACAATGGCAACTGGATCAAAAAACTAGTTTAGATCCAATATAGTAAATAAGAATAAGCTCCAAAAATTGCAACTACATATAGTTTTTGGATAACAGAAAAACCTTTCCATGCTGCTTTCACAGATTTCCAGAAATGTTTTTTAAGTGCATCTCCAATAACTTCAGCTGCATCTTCAGAAAATTCTTTTAACTCTTCTTTAATCTTCTCTTTATCTAAAGCCATGATACCTCCTTAATTTTTTAATGGGTTTTGTATTGTGATCTTAAACTCGTTAAGACTAGATTCTAATACTGCTACTCTTTTTTCTAGTACAGCTATTTCTTTCTGCATACTTTTTACAGTTTTAGTATTAGTGGACTGCTCTAGCTCATCAAGTCTATTATTAAATACACCCCATGTATAAAAGCCTCCTCCGATTGTAGATATGATACCTACTAAGACTATATATTTTTTAAGTGTTTCTATTAAATCCATTATGCCTCCATTAAAGCTATATACTTTTCAGCTAACTCTTTTGTATTTTCCATTCGTATAAAACCTTTTACAATATTGTCAAGATCAGCTTCTGTATATCTATCTTTTACACCTGCATATTGTTGCACAACTTTTAAGTATTGACCTGTATCATTCTCACTAGGTGGTGCATATTGATTTATCATAGCTGCTAGATCACCATTAAATCTTTTTAGTTTAGTTGATAGGTCTAGCTTCAATGCTCTTATACCTAGCTGTGGTGTTCTAAAAACTGCAAATCTTTTGTTAGGACCATAGCCTTGACCTTTTAGCTCTCCATCAAATCCAATACCTGCTTCTATATTTCCAGGATTGTTATATTTACTAATACTTGTATCTATCGGATTTCCTCCTTTCCTACCTAATTCTTCACCAGGCATCATTTCACCTAACATAGTATCTGCCATATCAATAACCTCTTAGCTGTCTTAATTCTCTTTCAGCCATTTGTCTTTTTATTGTAGCATCTTTAAGTTTTTCCTGATAGTTTCTTACAGGATCATTCATAGATATAGCTACAAATTTTGTATTATCATTATAAATCTTTTTACTGTACTCATCAAGTGTCCTAAGATCCTCGTAAGTATTACCTTCATATATCTTTCTATTGTCTGTGTAGCTTTTATTGTAGCTAGATAGATCAACTTGTTGTGCCTCTATAAGTTGCGCACCTATAATATTTGTAGCTGCAAGTTGTTTGTCTATAGCTTTTATTTTAATTGCTACTTGTGTCTGCACATCTTGTAAATCTACTGCCACTTGCTCGTTACTAGATGGTTTACTCTCAGGTTCTTCCTGAACTGTTGCCACAGTGGCACTTTCAGATTGTTCAGGTTGTTCTTCCATGATCTCCTCTGTTGCTGCAATAGTTTCAGTAGGTGCTTCTTCTGTAACTTCTGTTTCTTCTTCAACAATCTCTGGTCCTCCAAACACTTGTAGTATCTCCACTTCTTCAAATTCTTCTTCAAGCTCTTGTGTAGTTTGTAATACTTCAACAAGTTCTTCTTCCTCTAATACTAACATGGGAAACTCTTCTATCAAGACAGGCAATGGAACAAATTCTTCTACAAACTCTGGTTCAAATGTTGTTTCCCATTCTGTAAATTCTTCTATAACTTCTTGTATTTCTTCTATAGTTTCTTCTGGTATTACAGTAGGATCATAAGTCATTGTGAGTTTAGCACCTAGAAGGTTAGGCCCACCAAGACTTGTGCCATATGTATCGTACCCAGCATCTACACCTTCCCATTCCCAGTAGAACTGGTTACTACCTGTGCCTGTGTAGCTAACAGAATCTTCATACTTAAAAGCATTACTACCATACCCAGCATCTGTGTTTCTAGTTTGATTTACTATTGCAAGAGTATTGCCCTCATCATCCAGTATTTTAACTGTAGTTGTGTATGTATCTTGTCCTTGTGTAGCTTGACCACATTGCCAAGTAGAGCCAAGAAACTCACAGTTCTGCACAATAGTAGTAGAGTTTAGCACAATACCGTTGTCTAGTTGTTGTTGTGTAGCATAGTCAGTCAGGTTACCAGTGTAATTAATACTAGCTGTACCTGTAGTTTCTAACTCTCCACCCCAATCTCTTATAGCACCAACCGTGTTAAATCCATTAGTTGATACACTAGGTATTGTGTTGTCTACGCTTTGATAGCTGCTTGAGTTGTTTGTACCATTCGGTAATAGGTTTCCTGTGGTTATCTCTTCTGCACTTACTGCCCATGCTATCAAGAATGCAATTAACAATAAGTATCCACATTTAATCATCATCTCCATACAAATCGTATTGTGTATCTATAGGAACAAATTCTTGTTTGTTATCTATAGCTGCTCTCCTTTTTAACTTTTCTACATATTTATCATAGTCTGGTCTTTCTATGTCATACTTCTTCCATTGCATTTCCGCCTCTTCGCCAATGCGGCCTTCGAAGGGGCAAGGAGTTCCAGCATGTTCCATAGCACTAAACACTCTATCGTCCTGACAGAGAATTGCGATTGATGCAACTCGCATATTAAAATCGTATAAGAGCTTTGATAGTTTCATCCTCTCACAATTCTCATCAGTTATAAATGTACCACCAGCTACTCCAAATCCTGTTACTTGCACACCACCACTAACTCCTACTACACATAGATCTTGTGAATAGGAACTCATTGAAGGTGCTATTGCAGAACTTACTGGTATTGCTTGACTTTCTGTCGTGTTACTCGTGCTATTGGTCGTGGTGTTAGTCTGACCACCTGAGTATGTATTCGTGGTCGTTGAAGTGTAACCACCCGATATACTAGTGTTAGAGCCTGAAGTATTGGTCTGATTAGATACACTATTATCTGTCGCAAAAGCCACCCACCCGTACAACCAGGCACACGTACCTAGTATAATTAAAATTATTGACAGTATTCTCATTTCTTGCCAAACATACCTGCTGCTGGTTTAAGTCCATATATTGCTCCAAAAATACCTATAAGTAACCACTGATACCATTGTGGCAACCCATTGAAATATGCAAAGAACAGATCAAGTTTTTCTTTCATCATATCATCACCAAAGAATACTGCATATGCTAGTACCAAGATCGGTAATGACACAATAACAAGAACAAACTCATCTTTCCAACCATTGTTGTTATCTGCTCTTACTTGTGCTTGATATTCTATCTCCCCTTGTGCCATGCGATACATATGGTTTCTTTCTGCCATAGCCTCATAGCGTTTTGTTTCTTGTCTTTGTTGAAAAACATTTACTGCTGTAGATATTACTGATCCAAATATTCCAAACATTATAAACCTCTCAACATTACTTCTCTAATGACTATTATCATTTGTGTACCTGCAATAACGGCTACAGTCCATAGAACTTTTTTAATAGCTGATACATCATCTTCTATATGTCGTAGATGATTCTTCTCTATAGTTTCTATAGACTTGTGTATCAAACGAATGTCGCCTTTGATTCGTTCTATTTCTACAGTAAGCTCGTTATTAGTCATCATGCTAGGCATCACATTCCTCGCAAATTTCTTCGCACTCACATTCAGGATAAGCATCTTCTACTATAATGTCTGTGCTGTATAAATCATCATCTTCAGGATCATCTATCTGTATAGTATCTTCTAAATCTTGCATCCTATCTTCTAATTGATTTAATCTTTCTAGTATTTTATCAAATCCTGTCATTACTTAGTCTCCTATGGTTTTGGATATGTAGATTTTACCTCAGCAATGTGGTCTTTCCAAGTTGTTGTACCATCAACATTATCGTGATACTGCATATCAAGTTGTTCTTCAAGTGGTTTATATGCTTTTGCTCTATCTCTTTGATATTGCTTTGCATCATAATCTGCTTGAAGCTCTGCTTGTTTTGCAGTTATCTG